TTCCAAGTACTTTGAACTAAATAGAATGTTTCCCTGTTGGAGCCGGCATAAGTATGATGTACATCAGTAGCACCATGATTACAACCGGCAACAGAGATTTGACATATTGGATTCTCAGTAAGAAACCTTTCTCTTAGTTTAAGATACTCAGCATCTTTCTTCTTTCTTTTAGCAGAAACCTGGGGGATTTTATAATCAGTTGGTTTCTGTATATTATCTTTATTCTTGGGATTTTGGCAACTCCAACAATATTTGCAATACTTAAATCCCCCGGTTCCACTACTTTTCCAGATGGGTTTTTCTAAACCACACCCATCGCAGATCTTAGTCTTGATCAAAGTATTTATCTGAAAGATTATCTGTTGAAAGTACTAAACCAAATATTTCTGATTCTAAAACAGCTTTACTTTGGTCCCACTCTTCTTCTAAACTGTCTTCTAATTCAGGTATAGAAGGTAATTCATTTACTAGATCTTCTAACTGTCTAGTTAAGTCTTCAAATTTGTTTAAAAATTCTTTTCTTGTCATAATTTTAGTTTTTATTAGTTATCAAAATAATTAATTATTGCTTTGTTTTTAACATACTCCATAGCTTCATGAATAGTATTAAATCTTACTATTTGATGTAATGAAAGTATATTAACAAAAAATTTTCCGTTAATAGATGTAATATCATCATCAGAAAATAATGATTCCCAGTTATCAAATGATTCACCTTGTAAATTTGTAGTAACATACCATGAAAAACCTGGATAATACCTAAATCTCATCTCCAAAAAATTTAGTAATTGCTTCATATCTAACATAATATACGGCTTCTTCTAAAGTATCATAATTTCTTCCTTTAAATGGTAACTTACTATGTATTACTCTATAAGTATCATAACAAGATTCTATTTCAAGTGTTGAGAACCTAGATTTCCACCAGCCTGCTAATCCTCTATGAGTAAGAAAATGATCAGATATAAATCCAGGTATGTCAGGTAGTTCTGTATTGCTCATAATCAAATAATTCAGTAAATAATTGTGCTACTACATGCTGCATTGCCTTTTTCTTAGACTTGAATGTTAAAAGTGTACTTTCATAACGGTAAGTGTAAAGAGTGTCAACTGCATAATGAAAACCAGAACTCCCATTTTTTTTAATGGGAGTTATAGTATATCTTTCAAAGATGTCAATAAAATACACATTAAGACCATGACCAAGATTACCTTGATCTGTACCATATATGTACTTTTCTTCAAAGATTGTATCAAGCTTTGGCATTTCTAAGTCTTGGTAATTGATTTGGATCCTTATCTAAACTTAAAAAGTTTTTAGGAAGGATACCTTCAGCCATAAATATACTAATAATTTGTTCTTTATTAATACCTAAATCTTTAAAAGTTAAGGTATTTTTGAACTTCTCATCAGTCTCATTATCAGCCATTAAGAACTCTGTAATAGGACTATTTGGAAACAAAGTTTTGAATATAAAATTACTATATTGTATAGTAACTTCTTGCTTAAACTTATTAAGTGCAACTTGTGCTCTTTTGTAAACATTAATAATCCTTTGTTTCTTTTTGCTACACATAGTAGCTAGTTCTTGTTGTGTTAGAGCATCTAGACCATATAGTGCTCTTTTGTAAAGGTATGTTTGGTATTGTGAATACCCATCAGTTTGATACTGCATGTAGGTTTTGCCTGCATTTAACTGATAATTTTTTACATCTTGTTTTAACTTTTCCATTTTATACATTTTTTTAATCATAAATAAAAAGAGGGAACAGTTACCCATTCCCTCTCATAATATACTAAGTGTTAATTAGATACCAAAATCTGTATTTGGTTTAATAGCACTAACTTTTGCAGATTCATAAGCAGTTCTTAATTGATCAACATTGTCATGTTTAATAAGAACATCTTGTGCATTTCCTGCATTTGAATAAATAGTTCTTCTATAAATAGGAGAACCTTCATATGTACAGATAATACCTGTATCTCCAGCAACTTTAAGATCACGCTCAGGTGTTTTATTATTGAATGGAGCTAATGACTCTTGAACAATAATATTACCTGGCAATTCTTGTCCAGCGTAAAAACCCATAGACTTAAGTTCTTCTACAGTACCATGTACTAATGAACTAACAGATTTTCTGCGTAAGAAACCATTGTCATCAATAGCAGTTTTTGTTTGTTCAAATTTTACATAACCATAAGTTGGGTTACTAGATAAATTGATGATTGCTCCTGTAGCATCAGCTACAACTTTAACTTTTGAATTCATAACTTTAAGTTTTAGAATAAATAAATAAATAAATAGATGTGTGAGTAGAATACTATAATACTAGCCACTCAAGCTAGTAATAAGTTGTAAATACCATTATTGCAATTCAGGTATTATATATCCAGTGGGCCCGTAAGGTCTATTATATCATCAAATGGTTCATCATCTGATATAATATTATCTAGACTTTCATCATCTGGTAGATAATCAAAGTCATAATATTTCTCTTTTATGTTCTCATGAACAGCAGAGTCTGTGAAAGGATTTTGTGCGTGGTCGCCAGCATTTACTGACATAAGATATTGTATGTCATTATCAGTGAGATCCAGGTATTGATCTATAGTTAAGTAGATAACTTTGCCATTAGGCAATTGATAAAGCATACTGATTTATAAAGTTGAGTAAATATATGATATTCTCAAGCATTATAAGTTATCCTGCATTATAAATTATTGCACTATATAGCTAACATAATAAAGGGAGTATATTTCAACTCCCTGTATTATTCTGGTCTGGAAAAGCATATCCACCGACATACTATCTTAAAATTCCTCTAATAGCTCTAACTGGTCTCCCATAAGATAACTCTTAAATATTTTTTGATTACCAGATGCATCAATACCTTGTGATGTTACTTCAAAGTGTCTCCAGTCATGAAAACCTCTAAACTCAATAATTGTACAAGCTATCATACCATTGTTATCACAAAGATCAGATGCTTTAGTTAATATTTTATCTACTTCATAAGTAAGATTGTTAACATGTGTCAAACATATAGTACCAACAGGTATCTTATCCGGTAACTTCTTACCATACAATAACTTAAATAACCATTTTGTACAATCTGGACTAGCACCAATAAAAGGAGTTAGCAACTTAGCTATCTCTGTAGCATTTGGATGATTAATTATTGTTTCTAGAGCATTAAATAGATCAGTCTCTTCAAGTTCTAGGTGAATCTTATTGCTCATATTAATCTATATTTCTTCTGCAGTCTCTAATCTTGTCTAGTAATGCTTGATTGTAATGTGTAAAAACATTCTTATCAAGAATCTTATATTGTAGTTGTTCTAACTTAACTGTAGGATATATAGTCCTAGCACCAGTTTTAATAGTTTCCCCATTTTGGTCTTTAATCTCAATATCCCTATTAAAACCTAAGACAGAGTGAATAAGTGTTACTTCCATTGCTTTGATATTACAGTTTATAAATAAAAAATGCTGTCTCTCCAGCTGTCACCCACTTTTAAGCCTCTAGGTTTTTGTTCCTGTCAGGGTAAGGCAAAGTTGCACTGTTGCAACTGTAGTCAGGACAGGATTTGAACCTGTAATAATATCTCTATGATGTCTACTCTTTTAACAATGGTTATCTTAATGGTTGTCCTCTGGTGCAGGCTAAGAGTAAGACTTACTCCGCTCGCAAATGTTAAAATACAGCGTCTACCAATTCCGCCACCTGACTATAAAAGACACACTCTTCAGCTTTCTACTCCCAGCTCCGAGGAATTGTATATAACTTAGCCCATCTCACCGCTGTATGGGAACTGAAGTTTATGTGTCTTGAGGTTAAGAGCCTCTGTGTTGTAATGTTAATTCTACATTTACATTATTTATTACGTTTAATTCCTTTCTCAAGGGAACAACACATTCTTTTAAAGTTCTTGCATTTTTGGTTTATAACCAAACTTATGCTCCATAATCTTATAAATAAGATTTGCATGATAGGTAACATCTTCTGAAGTAATTTTTCCAGCATGTTCTTCCAGTTGTTTAAATGCATAAGGAAAAGCATCTAACCATCTTTTTAATTCTTTCAGCATTTCTTCTTGCTCTCTAAATACTAAGTCTAATTTAGCTTCTAGATCAGCAATTATCTGATCATTAACTTTGTTCAATGCTTCTGCTTTTTCTAATTTAAATTCTGCATCACTTTTCATAAATACAGAGTCATTCAATTTTATTTTTGCCATTTTATTTAAATTTTATAATAATAAACAATCAGTATTGCTACTATAGCAACACATGCTACCCCAAATGAAATTTTAAAGGGTAGCATTTTCTTTTCCAATTCAATTGCTTCTTCTATAAGAACAATCTGATACTCTATATCAGCTCTTCTTTGTTTATATACTTCAGAAGAAGCTGCAGTAAAATGCAACATATAAAGCTCATGTTGTAAATCTTTTAGTTTTCTTTGTAGTTTTTTCATAGTTTTTATTTAAAATAAAAAAGGAGCCTTGTGGTTATTCAAGCTCCAGCCAACCTTTTTAGTAGGATTTGTTAATAGGTGAGTTAAGCCTATTTAGATTTCAAAAGCATAGCTTTATGAGCTAGTTTTGCTATTTTTAACTCATCTCTTTCAGACTGAGTTTTAGCAAATACAGATCTATCAATGTTTACTTTACTTGAGTTAATCAAGGTTTGTAATTCATTTTTTAGCTCTGAACTAGCACCAGAAGCAGTTGCTTTAGGAACAATCTTTACAATTACTCTTTGTGCAAAATTTATCTTCATGATATTTGTTACTTGGATACTGTATCCATAGTGGGTGTGGTAGTTTTACTGTATGCATCACATTGCACACTTGATTTACATGCACTAAACATGTAACCTATTGCTAATCCTAATATAATAACAATAGCAATTTTAAAGTATTCTTTTTTATCCATATTCAAAATTAATACAAATTATCAAATGATGGATAATCATCTACTAAAGACAGTTTTAGACCATCTCTAATGTCTGTTAATTCTTCTTCAGTACTGTTTTCCAACTTAACTAATTCTAATTCTGTTGGTTCTTCTTGATTAATAGACACATAAAGGTCTTTAATTTCTTGGATTAGCATTTGTGCAATCATAACTTTTGATTTTTTGGGTTTAATTTTTTAGTTTTGGGTTAATAAAAACAATCATCTGTACTTTTCCTTGAAGTAATATTATTTTTATCTCTAAGTTTCACCTGGTATATATTAATTCTAAGACTAATATTTCAGAAACGTAAGTGAGTAATAATTATAATATATTTACAGTAACATAAACACTAGGAATGTGTTATAACTCTTAATAGTGACTACTTACTATATAAATACACTAGAGTAGGTGTGTGTAAAATTGTTATTTGTACTTGTAAATCAGATGATTGTAGTGTTAATATTTTTGTTTGTCAGCACCCGGTTAAAGGAAGGGTGCCGATACTTTATTTTTAATACTCTGTACTTGCATTTTCTAATGCATTCAAGTCATTTTCATTTTTTCTGTCTTCATAACACTGTTGACATTCATGAACTTCATCACAAGTACAAGTTAATTCTGGGTTGATTGCATATAGTCTTGCCATATCAGCAAACTCAGATGCAATTTCACCATGTACCTCAAACTTAGGTTTAGATACAGGTGCAGATTTAGCTCTTACAGCTTTAATAAGCATTTTAAGAGAATTCCGGAGATGTTGAATGTCCATAGTATCAACATCAATCTTTTGACCATTCTTCATAGTCCAGTAAACAGTTTCCATAAGTGTAGTTTTTAATTTCTATTAAGATAACTTTGAGAGTAAACTAACAGCATTACTAATACTGTTATAGCTAAGACCTCCATTATTTCATATATTTTTTATATGTGTAATAATTAAGATATAAGCCGGCACCATTTACTACTATAAAGAATAATCCCCAAAAGGGTTTACCTACTATAATATCAACAATACCTAACAATATAAATATCAATTGTATAATTACTGAAATACGCATTATTTTACTCATTACGGTCTAATTTAATTACTTTATACATATAAATTAAAAAAGCTATGAAAATTATAGCTAAAGATACATCTTCCATATTACTTAGTTTTATAGTGTAAATAAGAGCTCATAGATAGTGTACCAATCATACACCACAAGCTAAAGCCAATGATAAATGCTATTAATGTTTTGTTGTCTGATACAGCATACATAGATACTGCACAAGTTCCTGCTAATAGCAATGACAGGAAGCTCAGACCAAGGTAAAAGGTTTCTTTTTTCATAGCTTAGTATCATTTTTATTACCAACAATAACACATAAAATAAAAGAGATAAAAGAAATTACTAATGCTATAGTAGCATACTTCATCACCTCTTCATCTCTTGATTCACACATAATTGCCAACATAGGCACTATGCATCCAAATATTGATCCCAGGAACCATATTTCCCAGGTGTGTTGTGACATATTCTTCATAATCAGAATTTTTTTAATCAGTTTTATTGTACTTCAGATAATATTACCGGATCATCTAATGTATCATCATATTTAAATACTCCAGTTTCAAGATACTGGATAATCTCAGATTTGTAAGCATACTCAATACTTTCTGAAGGTATAGAGTATATAGTTCTTCCATCAACATCTGATGATGGTATTATAAAACCTGTGTGTAGTTTTATAATGAATAAAAACTTTGCAAATAGCATATTATTAGTTTAAAGATTACTAATTAAATTAATACACCACAGTTGTAACAGTAACACACCAGGAGTAGCCAGCTGGACTCTTTACCTGTCAATGTTATCATTACAACTGTCTAACCTAAGTTAGAATGATGTATTAATAATCCCTCTGCACTCAGTTGTAGTCCTTGTTTTTGTTAGTAGGGCACACCCATACTACAACTGCTCACCCTTGGGAAGTGAGTTATGGTGCATTAATACCTATTAGTATATTAATAGGATTACAAGGCTTTGCTCAGACTGCTTGTTATAGTGTTCACCACAAGGGTTTATTGCGTGATGTATCTCTAATATACTATTTAGCTTACCAAGCTTGAGACTTTTGTTCATTAGTTGGTTATTCTAATGATTTATACCTTTGTATACAAGGTATAAAAATTTGGTACTCTCACAAGGTTGCAACCCTTGAATTTGATAGCCTCTACATATTACTATGCTTCATATGCTACTATCTTGGTATAGTATCCACACGTTCAGCATAACTGATTGTGTTTACCTGCTTGGATGAGAGTATATATTATGACCGGAAATTACTGTAATCCCGGAAGCTTTTATTGTGTTCCTATATATAGTAGTAATATAGATAGTAATATACTAAGGGTTTAACTAAGACTGTAGTTTATAGCCATATATCCTTATATTTATTAGGTGTTGTAATAGATTTTACTTGTTATTATAATGGTTAAGATATGATAGAGGGTTAATACTTACCCATTTTCTCACTCCTATGCATTACACAGTAGCCTTGCTATTGCTACAAAAAATGCCATTGCTCCACCGGTGGGAGACAACTAAGTATAATGTATTCTTCTGCTACCTTAGCAGTAAAACATACTACATAATTATTCTTAATGAAGCCATAGAAGGTTTGTTATGATAATTATTGTAGAGATTTACATTACTATTAGACTGTTAAGACCGTAATGTTATATCTTAATGAAGCTATACTAACTACTATATCTTCAATAGCTAATTAATCACATAGCAATAAGTAATAAAAAAGTAGCATAAATAACAAAAACCCTTGTATTTCTACAAGGGTTTAAGTCTACCTACTACAACTCGGCATTAATACCTGCTGTAAGCTTAGCATACAAAGCTTCAAACTCTGCATCACTACCTGCTTTAGTACGGTTACCTGCAATAAGAGCAGTGTTGCAATACAACAAGTTTTCAGCACCCGCAGTCCAAATAACCTTGGTCAAGTAAGATTTTCCAATCTTACAATCTTCAAGTTTATTCAACTCTGTTGGGTAAAACATTGCTGTTACGTCTTCTGCAACAGTACCTTCCTTATCCACAACAGTAATTGTGTTCAGGTAGTAAGGCTTATTACCTTCAATTTTGGACTCTAATAGTTTAGAACCAATGCTTTCCAACTTACCTGTAACTCTTGCTACAAGTTGAATTTTACCCGTGTTAGGGTTTTCTTCTGCTTTCCAATCTAAATTTAACATAATTAAAAAATTTAAAAATTAAACAATAAACTACTTTTCATTCAGTACATTTATGGTAAATGAAAACTTGCATAGCAAGTTCAACCTACTCAACACTATACTTCATTACTTTTCACTCAGTACATTTATGTTAATGCAAGCGAAGCTCAACCTGTGGTAAAAAAAAGGGGAATTAAATCCCCTTATTTTTTATCAGCTCAACAGCATAATTAACAATGCAACTCTTAACAACTTCTTTATCTAAGACAAATTGTTTAGATACAGTATCAATAGTTCCGTCATCTCCTATACAAGAGAAAGTAAACTTGTAAGTATTAGCAACACCACTATTTAAAGTAAGTATACAAATACCTGAGATACTATAGGAATGAGTTGCTAAGATTGTTTGTGTGTCTCTTGTAGAGTTAAAGGTTACACAATTGTTGCTTAATCCTAAGTTAGAGTAATCAACTTCAAAGATTTCTATTTTCATAATATATAGTTTTAATTAATAATAGTTTATTTATGTTATACAACCTGTGGTAAAAAAAAGAGGATATTAATCCTCTTTAAGTTACCCTAATTCATTTATTTTATCTAATGTAGTAACTATTATTTTAGTTACATACATAGCATCACAAATGAGTTTATCATCTCCATAAAGACGATGATCTTTAATTTCTATCTTATGGTAGATATTAGGAAAACCTCCGATAGTTACAATAAATACTGACATAATATATAGTTTAAATAATTACAATTTAAAAAGGGGAATTAAATCCCCTATTATCAATCAACACTAAAGCCTTCAAAGAATGTTCCTTTACCTTCTATAGTTACTAATCTACCTACAATACTACCTCTTTCCCCAATTTGGTTAAAGAATTTTGTATGCATATAGATAAGTTTTTTTGCAGGTTCAGCATCAACTTCTACTATATCCCCATAAACACTCTTAGCTTTAGTATTCTCAATACTTAATTCAACTAATTGAATTTGATCTAACTCTGATTCCATAATATATAGTTTTAAATTTTACTTAGTTTATTTATGCTTATCAACCTATGCTTTAAAAATAAGAGAGAGTCTATAGAACTCTCTCTTTTGTGGATGCTAATCCTGTTGTGGTATTACGGTCCAAAGCAATAAGGAACCAACCAATTGTGGTTTACATCATAACTATGAATGATAACATCATTTGTTCAGTTCAATCATTACACAGTTAAGAAAGAAAGCCCTCAGTTACTACATACACTAAACTTTAAATGTGGGATATATTAGCTGTGTACACCACTTATCATATTGAGCTTTCTTTTCATTAAGTATATTTATGCTAGTCAGCCTATGTATAAAAAAAGAACAAGGGTTTTTATTCCCCTTGTTCTTCTTTCTTTCTACACACATTGAATATTATATGTGTAGCAGTGGTATGTACTTGGTATTTCTTTAAAATACCTTTAGTTAACCACTGATTTAATCTTACTTGCATCTTTATTAGCTCTGCTGAATCAGATGCAAGAATTGTAAATAAGTCAATTCTATACATAGCATAAGTTTTCATTAAGTATATCTATGCTATACAACCAATTATAAAAAAATAACTCCTATTAATAATAGGAGTTGGTAGCTTCGCATCAGCAATTGTTATGGTAGAGCTATTCATAACTGCAGGACACAACAACATTATGTGTCATCAGTATCAGAATATTTATGTAAAACAACCTCTGTAGAATTTTAAAACATAAATTATTACTATAATATCAGTAATGTTGTTTTAAAAGTGTGGGGGGTACCACCTTGGCTAGAATAGCCGGGGGGTTTTTTATTAAGGAGTCACCACCTTCCAATGCATAAACTACTTTCCAATACCAAAAAAATTTATATGGAAAAAAATTTTGTTATTAAAAGAGTTGTATATTTGTGATGTTAATTTCTGTTCATTTCTGTCAAGAAGCCCTGGATCTATGTCCGGGGTTTTTTTATTATATTTGTATTCTCCCCCTGTGTTAAGTAAACATAGGATCAGATCCAGGGAAGCATACCGTAAGCTCTGCTCACTTTTCTTGGACTTCTTGTTACCGGGAAAGCATGATATCTATAAGTGTATAACTGGTAACACCCCCAGATAAGTTTCTCTGATCAAGAATTACTGTCTGGGTTTTTTTATATCTTTGTACTACAGTACCTGAGACTGTTCTGCTACAGCTCCGTAGACACTGTTCTGCTACAGCCCCATCTCTGGTCTTTTTCTGTGTAAAGGAAAGCTGAAAGGTATAACTTATGACAAATCCCCATGTAAGAATATTGACGAATATAAACTGCATGGGTTTTTTTATATCTTTACAATATGAAAGTATTCTTTGATCATATCCAAGGCTTTGGCAAAGTAAGTGACTTGGAGATAATTGTTAATTGTGCTTATGGTATTCTTGACTCTGATGAATCTTCTATAGATGCATTACTACAAGGATGGATACCATGGGAGGGTAGATGGTATAATGAGAGGAGTACCCGGATAAATTTAGATAAGTATAAACCTAGTAGAACTACCAATAAGTTATCTAAAAAGATTATAGTTGAAGGTGGTAATCTTGAAGCTAACCTAGAAGCTTATGAATTGCTACATGAAAAGTATTGTAACTATCATGGTTTTAAGAGAGACATAAAGCTAGAGTCTTTTAAAGATTGTCAGGTTATAGAATATTGGACAGATGTTCTAGTTGGTATTAGTTTTTATAAACAGTTTGAAACACAGTTTGTGGCATATCAGTTTATATGGGATTATGAAGATCCAAAACTTTCTTTAGGTACTATAGCTCAGATGATAGAATGTGAAACAGCTAAGTTATTAAATTGTGAGTATGTGTATCTATTAGGGGGATATGAGAAGTGTTGTGAGTATAAGAGTAACTACCCCGGGTTTGAATTCTGGACAGGTAAAGAATGGTCTACTGATATAGAGTTGTATAAGAGTTTGGTTGCAAGAGATGAAACTATAAATATTACTGGTTATGGTATATGAGCCACATAATAGAATAGAAGTTGAAACTCCCAAAGGATCCGGTATTATTTGGTTAGTTACTGAGTATGGCCATGAGACAGATACTATGTATACTGTTATTATAAATGCTACTGGTGAATTCTGGCAGTTTACTCACAAGGATATAAAAGCAAAAAATAATATTACATTTGGTAGAAATGTAAAATAATAATTATATTTGTCTACCAACAAACATGAGAGTAACAAAATTCCAAAATTTATTGTCCTATGACTCAGCAACAAAAAATGTTGTGGGAAAAGCTGACTGATATAGTTAGACAAAAAGGTATGGATAATATCCATGCTAGGAAACTCTATGATGAAATATGTAAATTAATTGATATGGATAGTAAAACAATGATTAGTATCTCAAGTACTTCAGATGGTATTGAGGTAAGAGTAGGTGAAGAAGCTTATGGTAATTTAGCTTTAGTAGGGTTGTTAGAAAAGATTAAGTTGAGTCTTTTAGATGAAGCTCTTCCTAGTGAAGTTAAAAAAGTTGAAACCACTAAAACTAAGTATGATGCCTAAGTATACTAAGAAGCCAGTTACTATTGAGGCTGTTCAATGGACTGGAAAAAATAGAACTGAGATTTTAAATTTTTGTACTGATGGATATGTTAGTTACTCTAACTCTAAATTAGAACCTGAGTTAAAGATACAGACTTTGGAAGGATTAATGACTGCTACTGTAGGAGATTATATTATTAAAGGAATCAAGGGTGAGTTCTACCCATGCAAAGAAGATATATTTTTAGAAACATATAATAAAGTAGTATGAGTGAAGAAAAACCAGTGTACAATGTAGCTCCAGAAATTGTTGAGCATAAGATTATTCCTTTTGGACATCAGTTAGTAGAATTAGATCCTGATAACTTAGATGACTCTGAGGTAACTAAAGTAAAGTTATTGACAGCTGAGATGGCTGAAATTTTAAAGAAAAACTATGAGGCAGAAAGAGGGCCTTTAAAAAGTTTGTTATTTGATCATGCACTAGGAGAACTAGTTAATGCTCAGATGGCAGTAGTAAAAGTAATCACATTAAAAAACAACTAATGGTACCGTTTAAAAAATTAAGAGGAAGAACAATTTTATTGAGTGTTCCTGAAAGAAAGAAATCAGTTATTGAGTTAAGCTCAAAGGATGAAGAAGCATTAATGGCTGAAGCTGTAAAGATGTGGAATAAACTTACTGTGTATGCAGTAGGTGATAAAGTAGAAGAAGTATCTGTTGGAGATCAAGTATATGTCCGTACTGCTGCACTTAACTTAGAAGTAGTAGAGCGTATTGATATTGATGGTCAGACTAAGTTAGTTCTTAATGAAGGAGATGTAATTATTATTTGGTAAGCTTTGGAAGATAAAGTATTTGGTAAGGATACAAGTATTGTTAAAAGCACTTGTCCTACTGCAAAAGAATTACATGTTTTAAGACCAAAACATTATGGAGGTGCTGACAATTTCTATGAAGTATTTAAAGTATTAGAAGCTTGGGGTTTAGATAAAGACTTTTATCTTGGTAATGTTATCAAATATGTTGCTAGGGCAGGAAAGAAAAATATTTCAACTACTAAAGAGGATTTACAAAAAGCTTTAGTATATTTACAAAAAAGAATTGATACACTATGATACATTTTATAGCTGCTTTTATAGGAACTATTATTATTGGGTTTAGTTTTTTATTGCATAATGCATTGACTAAACCTATATACAATAAGATGTCTAATATCTATGAGGATGATCCTACAGGTAGGCAATATGCTAACTTATTACTTTGTGTTATGTTGGCTGTAGCTTTTTATTTAGGTACATTATTATAGTAATCTGTTTTTCTCCATATATAAGATCCTCAGTTTTTTAGCTGGGGATTTTTTTTATTCAAATATTTTTTGTATATTATATTGTAATCTAATTTTTTATATCATGACAATATTAAACTGGTTGTTCTTAAAGAAACAACAACTTATCAAAACAGAAGCTAATAATGCTGACACAGACTTAATAGTATTAGGTGCTGAGGTACCATTTACTACAAGAGATGATGGTTATCAAGATTATGCAATGACTCTTAAAGATGCTGTACAATCAGGTTGTAAAGCTAATACTAAGCATTATGAGTTGAATAGAACACTTACTGATACTGTAACAGTAAATACCGTAAAAGGAATTATTGATATTACTGGTTTGGGATCAAGTGCACCACTTACTCCAACTCCTGCTTTTGCTAGCACTGTATCTTTTAAGATTAATAATCCAGATCTAGATCTTACTGTAGCTAACAGAGATAATATATATTTACAATACTCTGTATATTATAAAAATGTTGCAACTGATAATACTGTTCCATATTTAATTTCTACAGGGGTTGCTAACGGATTAGAGTTTAATCTTTATAATGCTAACCCTACATTAGCTGGTGCTAATAACTGGGATGGAGCATTGTATATATACTATGAATTATATACACTTAATTAATAAACATAATGGATATTTTAAATTTCATATCTTGGATAGCTAGTAAAAGAAGAGTTGTTACATCTGTACCAGATAATGCTTTAATTCCAGTAGGGATAAGAACAGAAAGTAGAGATGATAAGTATACTACTGTAGCAATTTCCTATAATAATCTTGCTACTCAAATTGGTGGAGCCGGTGGCGGAAGTCATTATATAGGAGAACTTGTAGGAGGAGGTATAGTAGTTGCTCTTTGGAAAGAAGGTACTACTGAAAAAGCTCTTATAGCAAGTTTAACAGACTTATCTACCGGTATTGAATGGACTTTACCAGCATTTCAATCTACACTTATAGGACCTGCTGCTCAAAGCTTTA